GCCCTGCACCCAAAGCATCGCCTCCTGCTCGATGACGATGCCACCATTGCTCGCAAGCCAAGTGTTTGCTTGCGTGCGCTCCCCCAGTTGGAGCTGGTAACTGTCGTAGGTGGGAGTCGGGTCGAAAGCGGTGATCGACAAGCCACTGCCGCCCACCTTCTCGATGTAGAGCGTCCCCGAAGTCGTCTCACGCATCCAACGGACGGCGAGGCCGAACTCAGGGCCGAACTGCGTGCCGCTGGCGACGGAGGCGCCTTGCTGCCCGTTGTTCACCCCCATCTGCAGCGAGACGTACGCCGCACCGTTCCACACCTTGACTCGCGAGAAGGTGCCGGCAGCCAGCGTGGCGAGGCCGGGGTCAGAAGACAGTGGCGCGGCGCTGATGTCCGCAATCGGCCCGCGACCTTCCGAGTTGCTCTGACCCAGAATCTGGATGCGCGCCGTGTTGGGGAACAGCGGCAAGCGGCCAGCATGCACCGCCACACCACTGCCCGCCGAATAGCTCTCGCTGCGCGGCGTCGCCATGATCAGGGGTTCGGCGCCGTGAGGGTCTTGCTGGTGATGGTGACCGTCTGGCCGCTGCCGATGTTGCTGTTGTCCAGCGCCACGTCCAGCGGACCCACGTAGGCCCACACGGCCGTGCCATCAGCGATGCCTGAGCCGGTACCCGTCGGCGGGCTGGACGCGCCGCTGGTGCCGGCCGTCGTGCAGCGATACACGTTGCCGGCGTTGTGCACCTGTTGGTTGAGCAGGTAGGCCGTCGACACGGCGTGCGGCTGGGAGACCAGGCCCTGCTCGTGGCAGGTGGTGCCGGCGTTGTCCAGGATGCTGTAGTAGCCGCCCAGACCTGCGGCCGCAGCCGCGGCCTGCCAGGTGCCGTTCAGCGCCTTGTCGCCGCTGGCCGCTGCGGACATCAGGTCTGCTGGGCACGTGATGTCCACGAGCGTAGTGCCCGTGCGCGCAGCGGCGCAGTTGGCCGGCATGGTGCCGGTGTGGATGCGGAACTTGGGTTGGGCAGCCGTGCCCGTGACGTTGCCGCCCGCGCCGGTGCCGGCGCTCAAGGTCTGGCCGTTGTAGGTGAGTTCGATGGCTTCGAGCAGGTTGTTGCGAGCAGCGACAGAGAGTTGCATGGCAGGTGCCTTTCAGGTCAGGGAGGGAAGGAAAGACGGGCTCGGGCTGAGCCCCAAGGCGCGGCCCACGCGCCAGAAGTCGTGCGGGCAGACCCCGCGGCTCTTGACGACGCCGTCGTGGTCAACGAAGAGCTGGCGGCCGGCGTGCAGGCAGGTGACGGTGTCGGCCTCGCTGCAGTACCAGCGGCCCTCGGCCTGCCAGTCGCCGCGCCACGGCACGCCCAGCGCGCCGAGGTAGTCGTAGCCCTGGCCAAGGATGGAGCGACGCCAGGCGATACCGGCCGCCGGGTCGGGCACCGGCACAGCGAAGAACTCGCGGCTCGGGTAGCGCTGCACCCATTCGTGTACAGGCGTCTGCACCATGCCCTTGAACAGCAGCGCCTCGTTCATGACGCCGCGCTCCACGTCGTAGAAGGCGGAGTGCGACCAGAGGGCGCCTGAGGTGGCTAGGCGGGTAACGACGCTGGGCAGGCGCGTGCGTCGGCTGACGGCGAACACCAGGTGCGGCACGCGGGTGTTGCCCTGGATGAGGATGGCGCTCATGGGGCGCCACCTAGACGCGGCAGCGCCGCCCTCACCGAGTCGGCGTCGCGCTCGCAGGCGAGGCCGGCGGTGCGGCTGGTATCGGCGAAAGCAGCGAGCTCTCCAGCAGCCTGGCCAAGCCGCCAGAGCAAGTCGGGCGGCAGATCGGCGGCGGCACCGGCTGGCGCGCTTCCGGCGGCAGTGGCGGGATGCGCGGCGGGGTCACCACCACGGGGGGCAACGGCTGCGGCGCGGCGCAGGCGGTCAAGAGCAGTGCGCACGCGATCAGCGTCAGCGCGCGCGGCAGTGGTGGCGGTGTTGGCGGCACGGATGATCTCCTGGTGCTGGTCGTGGATCTGCGCCTCGCGGGCGCGGTAATCGCCCTCGGCCGCCTGCGCGGCGCGCAGGGTGATGGCCAGGGCCTCGGCGTGCGCGCGCTGGCACTCGGCCAGGTCGCGGTCGGCGCCGCGGTCGCGCCAGGCGTAGCCCACCCAGGCGCCGCCGGCGAGCAGCAGCACGGCGCCCAGCAGGTAGCCGCCCAGGGTGGCGAGGAGGCGTTGGTCGGGGGTCATGTTTTCCTGCCCTCGCACATCGCCCGCTCGGCGGCGCGGCGCTTGACTAGGCCAGGCAGTTGCTTGCCCTTGGCGTAGGTCCAGCGGCTCAACTCGGCGCAGGCGCCCAGCAGGTCGCCTTCGGCCAGCTTGCGGCGCATGGTGGAGCCGCAGAATGCTTGCGCGCCCACGTTGTAGGCAAAGCTCAGGCTGGCGGCTTGAACATGCTCGGGCAGTCCGGCAGGGAGACAGGCCGCAATGTCAGCGCCGTGCGCGGCTAGGCTCTCGTGCAGCTTGGTCTTGCACTCTGCCGCCGTGAACTCGCGCATCTCGCCTGCGGTCTCGCCGTAGCAGACGGTCATGATCCCCACGGGATCGCGGTAGGGGGTGAGGCTCAAGCCCTCCCACAGTGCAACCACCGGCAGCGCCAGGGCCAGCACCGAGGCCCCAAGGCCAACGGCCGCGCCGCGTTTGAATTTCGGGTTAGCGCTCATCGTGCATCCTTGGTTGCGCCACCAGTCGGGCGATGCTTGCGGCCAAGCTCAGCACCGCGGCAGCCATGGCCAGGTAAGGGGTCGGCCGGCTCACCGCAAAGAGCTGAATCCCGACCTCAGCCGCCCCCAGAAGCGCAGCCAGCAGGCCCAAGCGCACGCTCCATGCCTTGCGCGCAACGCGCTTCCAGTCAGGCAGCAGCGTCATGGCGATCATCTCCCGGGTCAGGTTCATGAAGCGGCACCAGCGGCACCAGCTCCACCAGCACGCCGTGCTGTGCCACCGCCTGGGACTCGGCGCGGGAGCGGTCGATGTAGACCGAGCGGCGGCCGCGCAAGTCAATAACCAGCCAGGCAATAGGCCGCTGCGTCATTTCGGGGCCTTTGGCAGCTGAATGACCGACCAAACGGTCACAACTGCGGTAGCAAAGGCAGCGATCCATACCCAGAAGCGACGCAGTAGCCCGAAGAAGTCGCGCACCGACCGCTTGAAAGCCTGCGCATCCATCCAGTCCTGAACGACTTCACGCATAGGAGCGATGTCGGCTCGCATGCCTTTAATCGCCTCGCTCATCTCTTCCTGAGACTTGGCAAAGCTCTCGATGACCTTCTCTAGCCGCAGCAGCCGCGACGCCGTGCTGGACTCGTTGGTAATCTCGGCCGCCAGGCGCTGGAACTTGGCCAGGATGACGGCCGGGCCGAGGTGCTTTTGGTAGACGTCATCAGCACCTGCTTGAAGAGCGCGCTCGAGAACTGCCTCCTCGGTGCTTGACGTCCAGGCAACGATGCGCACGGTGGGGCCGTGCAGGGCCTGGCGCATCCACTGAATGACATCAACGCCGTCGGAGTCAGGCAGACCCAGGTCGACCACGGCGACGTTGAACAAGTGCTCGGCAAAGAGGCGCAGGGCCTCGCTGCCGGTCGTGGCCGCGGAGACGGCAAAGCCGGCGCGCCGCAGTGCAATGCCGGTGACCTGCAGCTGGATTGGGTCGTCGTCCACCAGCAGCGCCCGCAACTGTGGCGCGCCCTGGGCTCCGATGCCATCAAGAAGTCGCACGGTGTCGCTGTCGAAGAAGGCGCTGTTGGGAGGCGTCATGCCTTGACCTGTGGAACACCCGCAACGATTTCCGTCTTCAGCGCGCGCAGCATGCCGTCCAGCGTGCCGAGCGCCGCTGGCACATAGGAGGGCAGCGGCCCGGGCGCCGGGGCGCTGCCGCCGTCGCTGAAGCGCTGGCGCAGCCAGAGGTTGATCTTGGCGAGTGCGCTCGCCAGCCATGCGCTCATGTCGGCCTCCAGGGCGGGGATGAAGTCGCGGTCAATCTCAGCCTTGAAGTCCCAGGACCCAGAGGCGTTGCGTTCGACCAGCAGCAGTGATGTCACCGTGGAGCCGTCCGGCGTTGGAAGGTGGCGGAGCTTCAGACCGAAGGTGACGCCGTTGTGCGTGGCTTGGAAGTCGCTGGCGTCGAGGGACGGCACGCCGGGGGAGAGTTGGATGGACATCACTTGACTCGCAGGTAGTGAGGAAACTCAAGATCCGCCATGACCTTGCTGGCCCGGTAGGTGCCCACAAAGCTCGGAGTGCGCATCGCCATGCCGGTGATGTCGAACAGGCGGTCTCCGCCGCCGCCACTGGCCGGGCCGGCCGCGGCGATGAAGCGCGTGCCGCTGACGGTGGCTTCGCCAAAGCCCATCACCCGGGGCGCGTTGGCAACGCTGGTGCCGGCGTGGAAGTCCTCGAAGGCGGTGCTCATCTGCCAGGTCAGGCCCTGGTCGTCGGAGAACAGGAAGGCCGGCGCCGCGGTGCCGCCGGCGTTGATGGCGATGACGAAGCGGGTGTTCGTCGGGTCGTAGCCGATGACGGCCTGGGCACCGACGCTCGCCTGCAGGCCGCCATTCGTCGGGTCGATGGCGGTGAAGGCCACGCCATCGGTGGTGCGCAGCACGCGGCCATCGGCGAGCAGGAACAGCGAGGCGCTGGCGCTGCTGGCAAAGCGCTTGCCCCAGGTATCGCCCTGCACGAAGCTCACATTGGCGGGCAGGGTCAAGGCCGTCTGCGTGTAGCCGTCCGTGGTGCTGTTCAGGGCGGCAGTGCCCACCACGTAGAGGAAACGGGCGCCGGCCTGCGACCAGTGCATGGAGCTAATGCTGCCGTTGGTGCCGCCGGTGCCCGTGCGGTTCGTGAAGCTGGAACCGTCGGTGGTGGTGTAGAAGCCCGCCCCGTTGGCGCCCGGCGTATCGGCGCGAAGAATCACACCCAGCGACGCGCTGGCCGCACCGCAGGCGATGCTGACCGTGCTGCCGGTCGGCAGTCCGGTTGGCGCAGCGAAGATGGCGCCATTGGCCGAGTAGGTGCAGCCGGTCTGGTTGGTGTCGGCGCTGCCGAACACGACCACATTGCTGCCGATGGCAAAGGCGCCATAGGCCCCGACCAAGTAGTCCGTGGCGCCCAGGATGGCGTTGGTGGCGAAGGTCAGCGACCCGTCGGCCGAATAGCGGACGCCGACCTGGTCGCCGCTGACGCCGCCATCGATCTGCCAGTTCTTGCTGCCAGCGCGGAGGAACTTCACGCCCAGGTTGGCGTAGTTGGCCTGGTTGTAGCTGCTGACACGCGCCGGGTAGGCCGTGACCAGCAGGCCGGGCTGATCGACCAGCAGCGGCGCGTAGTCGGCGCCATAGGCGATCAACTTGCCGGTGCGCAGCCAGCGGATCGAGTCGTCGATCAGCAGGGCTGGACCGGCCAGGGTCATGCTCTTGACATCACCCAAGCGGGAGACACGACCGCGGAAATTTGAAAGGTCGCCCATCAGATGCTCCATCCATAGGTGGCGCCGGTCCAGCGGCAGCACACGGCCGCGAAACGGTCGTTGAGGTTCAGGCGGTCATCGGCCTGGGTTTCGCCGTTGACCTTGGCCCCGTTCAGGGTCAGGTAGTTGTCGGTACGCCCGTTCTCGACGCGCACCCACAAGATGTCGCCCACGGCCAGCGAGCCCGGCGCGGGCATGTTGAGGTTCTGCGCGCCTGCGTAGCGCAGGCCGTGGTCGACGTTGACCTCGCCGGTGGCGGTCGCGCCGGTCTCGGGCCGGTAGAGCGGGGCGGAGATGACGGCCAGCCACCAGTTGGTCGGGTCGCTGGCAGGATCGGTGGCCGTGACGCCGCCGGGGGCCTTGCGGCGGTAGACGAGGCCCGTGACCAGACTGGCCGCGAGCGTGCCGGTGGCGTAATTCGTAGCGGCCACCCAGGGGGCGGCGCCGGCGGATTGCGCCGACTGCGCGGCGGCGGTCTGGGCAGCGGTCTGCGCAGCCTCGGCATTCACCTCGGCCAGCTCGGCTGCGATGCGCGCAGCCAGAGCCGCAGCGGCATCCGCGGTGGCGCCGGCCCCCAAGGCATTGGCTTGCGTCACAAAGCCGGCCAGGGCCGCGATCAAGGCGAAGGCCTTGGCGTTGAAGGTCGCGGTGTCGTCGGTCGGCTGAGGGGCCGGGGGCAGTGCGTCGATGGGCATCAGGTGAGCCCTTCGATCTGCAGCGAGCACTCGCTCACCGTGGCGTAGGCGATGTTCACGTCGAACTCCTTGTAGAAGCCGTAGAGCACGGTCGATTCGTAGCGGCCGCTCCCGATGAAGAGGCAGGGGGTGGCGCGGATGGAGGTGAGGAAGTCGACGGCCTCGTCGACCAGCTCGGCCAGCACCGGCACGTCGAAGCTGGCGCGCTTGGCAAACGCGCGCTGCACCAGCACCGTGTCGCCGAAGGGGCTGGTCTCCTTGCGGCTGTAGTCCTGAATGCCGACGCGCGCACCCTGGCGCACGGCGATGCCCAGCTCTTTGGCCTGGCCGAATACCAGCACGCCAGCGGCCAGCGCCGTGGTGCCGGTCACGTCGATGCGCAGCTCGGCGCCGATGACGCCCGGCAGGTCCATCAGCACCGCCAGCGAGGGGCCGCGGCGGGTGCCGTAGAACCACTCCCACCAGCCGGCCTGCGCGGGCAGGCTGGTGAGGTCGAGCGTGCGGTCGTACAGGCTGCCCAGCGTGGGGTGCGTCACACGCACGCGCAGGGTCTGCGCGCCGGTGAGGCCCAACAGCGCCAGGCTGTTGAACCCGCCGGTGGGCTGCAGGCGGTAGTAGAAGGCGTTGGCCTGCGCGGTCTGCGTGCTGTTGCTGCGGTCGAACAGCGCCCAGCGGTTCGTGGGGCCGACCTCGACCCAGTTGAGGCTGCTGGCCGGGTTGTTGCCGGTGTTGCCGTTGATGGCGCTTTCGTAGACCTTGTGGGTGCTGACCAGGTGCACGCGGTCGGTGATGCCGTAGGTGGCGCCGGCGCTCCAGACCGGGTAGGCGCTCTCGGGAACGTCGGTGGCGACGAGCACGCTGTCGCTGACGGGCAGCGGCTGGACGATGCGCAGCGGGGTCATGCCTCAAGCCTTTCCGGAGGCTGACCCTCGGTGTCCCAGCGCTTGAGGACCTTGTTCAGCTCGGCCTGCAGCTTCACGATGGCCAGGGCCTGGGCCTTGTTGTCCTCGCGCAGCGCGCGCAGCTCGGCCACCACCTGGGCGCTGCCTTCGCTGCCGCCGGCGGCCGGGTTGTAGGCCCGCGGCACGATGGCCTCGCCCTCGTGGATGAGGGCCAGCATGTCCTTGGGCACGTAGTTGGTGCCCACTTCGAACTTGGGCACCGTGAGGCCGAAGCGGCCGGTCAGGCCCAGGCCGGTCTGCTCCAGGCTGCCGGCGACCTGGGCGCGGATGCGCTGCAGGTCCAGCAGGCTGGCGGCGCCCTCCTCCGCCAGCTGCAGCAGGGTCTGGCTGAGGCCGGGCAGGAGCTTGGCGGCCTCCTGGTCGCCGGCGCGGGCCTGTGCGGTGGTGATGGCGAAGCGGCTTTGCGCACTGGCCAGGCTTTCGGCGCCGCCGCCGGTAAGCAGGCCGCGGATGCGCGCGGCTTCCTCGAACAGCGTGTCGGTGATCGACTGCCACGCGCTGCGGAACTGCTCGGCGGCGCGCTGGGCTTCCTCGGCCGCCTGGGCCTGGGTGCGCGCTAGCTCCTCGGCGGCCGCCTTGGCGGCGGTGGTGGCCTCGATCTGGCGGCGCAGCTCGGCGTTGAGGTCATAGGCCGCGGTGACGCGCGCCGCCTCCTCGGCGCCCAGGCCGGTGGTGAGCTTGGCCAGCTCGCGCTCGCGCGTGCGGCGCAGCACCTCATCGGCCTGGCCGCTGATCCCGAGCAGCTGGTTCTCCAGGTCGAAGCGGGTGCCGGCCAGGTCGTCGAAGGTGCGCTTGAGCGACTCGGCGGCGCTCTTCTGCGCGGCCTCGATGACGCGCTGCGCTTCGGTGGCGGCGCGGGCGGCGTCGATCTGGTCGCGCAGCGCGCGGTTGTAGTCGTAGAGCGCGGCCACCGCGGCGGCGTCGGTGGCGCTGAGGCCGGCCGTGTCGCGGGCGAGCTGGTTGGCGCGCTCGCGCTCGCGGGCGCCGGTCTCGTTGCCGGTGGCGCGCAGCAGCTCGACCTCCAGCTGCGCGCGGCTGTCGGCGTAGCTCTGGGTGAGGCGGCGCACGGTCTCGGCCGTGGTGTCGGCCACTGAAGCGACGGCGGGCACCAGCTCGGCAAAGGCGCCGCTCAGGCCGAGCAGCTGGGCATACAGCTTCTGGCCGGCCTCGGTGCTGGTGTCGACCCCCTCGACGATGGCGCGGAAGGCGGCACGCGTCTCGGGCAGCGCGCCCAGGCCCAGGCGGTCGAACTGGCCCTGCAGCTGGCTGCGGCCGGCGGCCTTGCGCTCGGCCTCGCTGAAGAAGTTCTCGAAGTAGTCGCCCAGCGAGGTCTGCAGCGCCTCCAGCCCGCCCGCGCCGCGCAGCATGGCGGCGGTGAGGCTGTCGCCGCTGACGCCGACGGCGATCAGGATGTCGCGCACGTCGACCAGGGCGGTGTAGGCATCGACCAGGTCTTCGGCGGCACCGTCGAGGGTGTTGACCAGGGCGCCCACGCTGGAGAGGCTTCCGTCCAGGCTTTCGTAGGCGGCGATGGACTGGCGCACGATCTCGGCGGCCACGTCGCCCTGCTTGCGCGCGATGTCGCTGAAGCTGACGGCGCCGATGCCCAGCAGCTCCAGCGCAGCCTCGGCCGTCTCGATGCCGCTGGCCACGCGGATGACCGTCTCGAAGTAGCCCTCGCCGACGTTCTGGAAGGCCTGCAGGCCGGGAATGGCGGCCTCGGCAATGCTGTCGCCGGCGGCACCCAGCACCGCGCCGAGCTTCTCCTGGATCTCCTCGCCCGTGAGGCCCTTGAGGTCGATCTTGCCGATGTCGACCACGAAGCTGTCCAGACGACTGGACACGTCGGCCAAGGCCAGGTCGAGCGGGCCGGCGGCCAGCGAAATGGCGTCGTAGAAGTTCTTGAAGACCTGGCCGAACTGCTGCTGCAGCTGGGGGTCGGCGTCCTGGTAGACCGTGCTGTTGCGGTTGCTGGTCTTGATGCCGAAGAACTTCTTCGTGGTGTTGACGTCGGCGTAGTCCTGAAGGCTCAGGCCGCTGTCGACGATGCTGCCGAGGTCTTGCGCGCCGGCGAACAGACCGTTGCCGGTGATGCGGGTCTTGGTCCCAAAAAGCGCAGTGGTGAGCTTGCCGCCGAGCAAGGCCTTGTCCAGCGCGTAGACCATGCCGCCGATGGCGCCGCCCGCCAACAGCTGCGCCCCGAGCGCGGCGCTGCTGTTGACCGACTTGCCCTCGACGATGCCGAACTGCTCCGATGCGCTCGCTGCCGACTGCCCGCGCAGCACCAGGTTCGTGATGCCGCCGATGCTGTTCTCGATGTTGCGCAGCGCGGCCAGCATGCCGCTCTGGGTGCTGAGCTGCAGGCGCGCGGTGTCGGCCAGGCGGTCGGTGGCGCGGGCGATGCTCTCGCTCTTGGCCTCGGCGTCGCCGAAGACCGTGCCGGTACCGGTGGCGACCTTGGCGCCGTCGCCGCCGCCGCTGGGGCCGCTGGCCAGGCCGCCGGTGACGACAAAGCCCAGCGATGCCATCGCAGCTGCCATGGCCGCCATGCGGAACCAGGCGGTGTAGGGATCGCCCTGGGCCTGGTTGGCCACGGCCACCGCAGCGGCGCTGGCGCCCTTCACGAGGTCGCTGGCCAGCTGGTAGGCGCGGAAGGCGGTCTCGGCCGCCTCCAGCGCCTTGTAGCCCTTGGTGCCCTCGGCGAAGAAGCCCTTGGCGGCGCCGGCCATGTTGCCGTAGAGGGCGATCTGGCTGCGCTGGGCGTCCTGGTTCAGCTTGAGCTGAGCCGCCAGCTTCTTGGCGGGCTCCTTGTCGCCGTCGATCTTGCTGATGTCCGCCTGCGCCTGCGCCAGGCGCTGCTGCTGCACCGCGTAGTTCTGCAGGCTGTTGCTGAGCTTGGCCAGGCTGTTGCCGGCGCCGTCGAACGCGCGCGTGAGTGCCTCGCCGAAGGTCTCGGCCTTGCTGGGGTCCAGGAAGTCGGTGAGGCGCTTGCTGGCGTCCTCGGCGGCCTTGATGGAGGCCTCGCGCGCCTCCTTGCCGCCGATGAGGCCGATGAGTTCGCGGCGCTTGTCGATCTCGCGCTGAAGGGCCGCGACGGCGGCCGGGTCGTTCTTGGCCTTCTCCTGCTCGTCGACCAGGCGCGCGATGGCAACCTCGTGGATGGCCTGGGCCAGGCTGAGATTGCTGGCGGCCGCCAGCGCGGCGGCGCGCTCTTCGTCTTCCAGCTGCGTGACCTGGCGGGCAATGCCGTCGGCGCTCTGGTTGAGCGTGGCGAGGTAGCGGTCGTAGGCGGCCTGGCCCTGCTCGATGAGCTTCACGCCCTCGGCGATGGCGGCTGCACGGTCCTTCTCGGCCTTGATGGCGAAGGGCTGGGCATCGGTGAGCTCATTGACCGCGGCGACGTACTGCTCCTGGGTGATGGAGCCGCGGCGCCAGGCCTGGTTGAGGCTGTCGAGGTCGCGGTAGTAGCTGCCACTGAGGCCGGAGAGCTTTTCCAGCAGGGCGGCTTCGCGCTCCAGCTCGCGGTTGGCGGCGGCGGCACCCTTCTTGTCGGCGTTCTTCTCGCGCAGCGCAGCGATGGCCTTCTGAATGGTCTCGTCGTCCTTGCCAGCCGCGACCAGCTTGCGGCGCAAAGCCTCCTCCTGCTGGGACTGGCTGAGGCGCTTGATACCCAAACGCTCGAGCTCCCTGTCCGCCTCGACGTTGGCCTCGACCAGGCGCTTGCGCTCGGCCTGCTCGGCGTTGATCTCGCTCTCGATGAGGAGCTGGCGGTTCAGGCCCGCTATGCGGGCGTCCTGGGCGCGCTCTTCGTCGGCAGCGCGGCTGGCGATGAGGCGGCCGATGAGACCGCCGCCGCCGTTGGCGCCTTGCTGCTGCTGGGTGAGCCGGGCGTTGTTGCGCTCGCGCACCGCCTCGGCCAGCTGCGCGGCGGTGGATTGTTGGCGGCCGATGCTGAGCAGCGTGTTGTCGATGGCTTCCGCGGCACCCTTCTTGATGCCGAGCCAGGCGCGCTCGATGAGACCGAGGTTCTCGAGCAGGCGGGGCGTGCGTTCCTCGATGGCCTGGGCGTAGCTGTCTTGCGCGAGACGCGCGGCCTCGGTGGTGCGGCCTGCCTGCTCCAGGGCCTGGATCTGCTCGTAGGTGGACTTGCTGAGGAAGTTCTGCGCTTCGTTGAGCTTGAGGGCAGCCTCCAGCGGGGACTTCTGCAGTTCAGCAAAAGCCTTGGCGGTTTTCTCCACCGCGGGGCCGCCGACCTGCTCGAGCTTGATGGCGGCGAGCGCGAAGCGGTCGATGCCATTGGCTGCGCTGACGCCGACCTGCACGAATTCGCGCAGCGCGGCTGTGGCAGCCGACTGCGTGGTGCCGAGGCGGTCCATGCGCTCGGCCATGGCGGTGAGGCGATCGGCGGTCGTGCCTGACTGGTTGCCGCTGAGGATGAGGGCGCGGTTGAAGTCGCGCGCTTCGTCGCCGCCTTGCAGGAAGCCATAGGCCAGCGCGCCGGCTGCCGCTGCGGCCAGCGTGAAGGGATTGATGAGCCCGACCACATAGCCGCCCAGAGCCCGCGCGGCATTGCCAACGCCACCGAACATGTCCTTCAGCTGGCCGCCCTGCTGCAGCAGCACGGTGAGCGGCTGCTGGCCGCTGGCGATGGACGTGGCGATGTCGGTGAACTGGGCCGGCACGCCGCGCAGAGCGGCGGCGGTCTGCTTCGCCGACAGGCCCATGTTGCCGAGGCCTTGCGTGGCACTGGCCTGGGCCCGCTCGGCCTGGCGCAGTTGCTCGATGTAGGGCTTGAGCAGCTCGGCATTGCCGCCGCGCTGTTTGGCGATCTGTTCGAAGTAGTCGGCCGTGCCACGGCCACCCGCCTGGATGGCCGCGGTGGCGCGCTCGATGCTGCGGACGATGGACTGGGTACCGCGGTCGACCTTCTTGGCAGCGGCATCAGCACCGGCGCCGATGCCGTCCATGCCCTTGGCACCTTGGGCGCCAGCCTCGGCCACGCCGCGGGCGGTCTTCTTGGCGGCCTGCTCGACGCGCGCGAACGCGCCCTCGGCTTCAGCGCTGTCTGCGGTGATGCCGAGGCGGACTTTGCGGTCGTCGCTCATTCGGTGGGGCCTTGGTTGGATTTCAGAGAGTCAGGTGGACACGGGGTCCTTGGAGCGCATTTGCTCCAGCGCGGCTGCCTCCAGCACGCGCACGTCGTCGAATCGGTCCTGCCAGTCGGCAGGGCCGAGGTCTTCCAGGTCGAGCAGCCGCATGAGCGGCTGGTAGTCCAGGCCCGTGGGGCCGTTCATGGCGATGCGCCACTGCGTGGCGAGGCGGCTGAAGAGCCGCCAGGCGGGCCAGTTCTCGGGCCAGAGCTCGACGTGGTCGAGGTCGTAGTCGGCGGCGTCGAACAGGCCGCCGGCAATGCCGCCCGACGGCGCCTGGAAATAGGCGGCGTGGGCGGCCTTCTTCAGTTTCCCAAGCGGCCGTCGCGCGCGGCAGCGGCGTAGCACTCCCACAGGGCAGCGAAGGCGGCGGGCATTTCGTCGACGATCTGCTCGAAGGTCTGCCGGGTGAGCGGCTCCTCCAGGCCCCAGGCCTTGATGCTGTCGGCCAGCAGGTCGCTGCTCTTGCCGTCGGCGGCCTCAAAGACCTTGGCGAGGCTGAAGGTCTCGCCGGCCTCGGGCTGGTAGCCCTGGCGCGCGTTGACGCCGTCCACCAGCGCAGCGAACTCCTTGCGGCTGCGGTACTTGAAGGCGACGGCGGGGATGACGAGGTCGCGGCCGTCGGGAGCCTTGAACTTGACGTCGAAGGGGGCGAAGGTGTCGGGGCGCTTGCCCAGGAGGATGGTGGCCATGGGTGGGGTCTTTCGCGGGGTGAGGAAGAACATGCCCGTGCCCGGCCGGGCCTCTCCCCGCGAAGGAAGAGAACCCGGCCGGGTCGGTGCTCAGGGAACCAGCACGATCAGCTGGCGTAGCGGGTCAGGCGGTTGTTGCCGTTGAAGGCGGCCGAGACGGTGTTGATCTGGCCGTCGTTCATCTGCACCGCCTCGTTCAGCGCCACGGTGCAGGGGACCAGGTTGACCTGGCCCGAGCGGGTGGTGACGCGCAGCGCGGTGTCGCTCTGCACCTCGGTAAGGGTGCGCAACGCGTTGTAGCCGGCGCCGCCGATGGCGTCGGCGTCGATGGTGAGCTGGTAGCTCTGCGCGTTGAAGCCGTCGTTGATGGAGTAGCGAACGTCGCTGTCCAGGTACTTGTAGTCGACGGTGATGGGGTCGCCGCCCGAGCTGGTGATGGCGGTGACCTTGTCGATGGTCTGCCAGGTGTTGACCTTGCGCACGCTACCGGTGCCGCTGCCGGCCGGGTAGTAGGTGGTGTTGGTGGTGTCGATGCCTTCCAGCGTGATGCTGGTGTTGGCGACCAGCGCCTTGACGCGAGCGACGCGCTTGTTCAGCCGGCCCCAGCCGCTGGTGATTTCGACGATGTCGCCGTTGACCAAGCCAGCGGTGCTGGCCATGGACAGCACGCACTCGGCGGCGTTGGAGGCGGCCGAGACGGCCAGGGCCGCGGCGAACGCGGTGGCGATGGCAATGGTGGTGCCGGTGGGGACTTGAGCCATGGTGAGGGCCTTTCAGATGTGAAAAAGCCCGCGGCAGCGGGCTGGGTGGAACTGCCCTCAGCGGGCAACAAAAAACCCGCCGCGGTTGCCCAGGGCGGGTTGCTCGGTTGGCCTTGCGGCCGGATTCAGGTCAGGGCGTCAGCGCGGGGCGACGATGTCGAAGTCCTGACTGCTGCCGTAGTGGCGGATGTCGGGTTCGGCGTCGGCGCGGTACTCGCCGGCAGGCTGGCATTGCCAGCCGGTGTGAAGGCAGAGGGCGTCCTCGATCTGCCGCAACAGCTGGGCGCTGGCGGCGCGCGAGGCGGCCCAGACGTTGATCTGGACGAGGGCGTGGCGCTTGTCCGTGGCGCTGGCGTCGACGTAGCGCAGGGCGCGGCCGCCAAAGGCCTGATAGGTGACGAACGGCAGCGCGGTGCCCGGTGCGGCGGCGTCGGGCTCGACACGCGGGCACAGCGGCGCAATCAGCGCGACGAGGGTCTGCTCCCAGCTCATTGGGTGAGGCCCTTCTCCGCCAGGATTTCAAGGAAGCGTTTCTCGGCGGCGGCCAGCGCCGCGGGCTGCTGCGCGGCAGCGGGCCGCACGAAGGGCTGCGCCGGGATCTGACGCGGCGCGGGCAGCGGTCGGTCCTTGTGGGTGAAGAAGCGCCCGGTCTTGGGGTCGCGAGTGATCTCGTAGCGCTGCAAAAAGCCGAACTCGACCAGGTGGCCATGCGGCGCCCGCGGCAGACCGGCCTTGCCACTGGTGCGCCAGCTGACGTAATAGGTGGCCGTGGCGGGCGCCGATTCGTTGGTGGCGTAGGCCTGGTAGATGCTGGCAGCAAGCTTCCCCGTGCGCCGGCGGATGCGGCTGGCGTTGGAGCGGACCGCGTCGTACAGCACTTGGGCGCCGGCCTGAGCCGCCGGGCGCGTGGCTCCGGCGATGGCCTGGCGGTCAGCCTGGAGCGCGCGGGCCAGGCTGCCGAGGTCCAGCGACATGCCGAAGGTGGCCTGGCTCACGATGCAGCCTCGCAAACCAGGTCGACGTGCTCGCGGCGGGCAAGGTCGGGCAGCACGGCCTGGATGTTGTAGACCGCCCCGGTGCTCAGGTGCACCAGCCGCATGGCGGCGCTGATGCCTTCGCGCCAGCGGATGCGCACGCTGGCACGAGCGGCGCTGACCTCGGTCCCGGCGCGCGCGCTCTCGATGCCGCTGGTATGGCGGAAGTCGGACCAGCAGGTGGCGAGCTCGGTCCAGGTGTCGACGCGCTGGCCCCAGCTGTCGGTGCCGGCAAGGCGCTGCTCAATGCGCACGCGGGTGCGGAGCTGGCCGATGCTCAACGCCACAGCCGCTCCCCGTCGAGCAGGCGCTCGGCCAGCGGGTTGACGGCCACCGCGCCGCCGGCGCGCAGGGCGGCCGGCAGCTCCACCCAGGCGGCCACATGGGCCAGGATGAAGCGGCGCACGCTGGCGGGCAAGGTGGCGTCAGCTGCAGGGCCTGCGGTGACCTCGACGCGCACGCGGCTTCCGTAGTCAGGGGTGGCGAGCTCAGGCCAGCTGGCGACGGTGCTGCGGCGGTCGATGCGCGTGTCGGCGCGCTGGCTGCTCCAGCGGTACTGGCTGGCGTCGAGCAGGGTCCAGTCGTCGGGCTGCGCGGCGCTGCGGTAGCGGATCTCGACGGCGGTCGCCTCATGCACCGGCAGGCACAAGGTGGCGCCGGCGGGCCAGCCGACGAACTCGTCGCGCAGGCGCTGGCCGCGGTAGCAGCGGCCGGTGAGGACCTCGGCCTGCTCGCGGGCCTGCTGGATGCTGAGCAAGAGGTCGAGGTCAAGCTCGGCGTCGTCCAGCCGGCACGCCGCGCGCGCCTCGTCCACCGAGACGGGTTCTTGCGAGCCCGCGGTGTAGGCGATGCGCTGCAGCATGGCGGTGGCGATCAGTTCAGCTCGGCGGTCTGGGTCGCCAGCTGGCGCTCCAGCGCGGCACGGGCTTCGTCGGTTTCGGCCTTGGCGAGCAGGGCCTTGGTCTGCTCGATGGCGACGACCAGTGCATCGCGGGCCTCGGCGCGCTTCTCGGCAGCCAGTTCGATGGCGCTGCGGACCACGGCGGCGCCGCGCTCCTTGGCGGCCGTGATGGCGTCCTTGTGCGGGTCGACCTGGCCGTCTTTGGCCAACGCCTTGATGGTGGCCTCGTCGGCCTGCAGCAAGCTGCCGGCCTTGACCTGGTGCGCGGCCAGGTCCATCAGGACCAGGGCCAGCAGGAGTTTGGTGCTCATAGGGTGCTCCGAAAGGCCGGCGGCCGGTGTGCAGGCGTCTGCACAACCGGCCGCGGCCTGGGTTGACGAAGGATCAGGTGGCGCTGTTGGCGTAGTGCTTGACCGCGCCGCCGGCGTCGATGAGGTTGCCGCCCATGCGCTGGAAGGCCACGAAGCCGACCTGGCCGTTCAGCGTGAAGGCGCTGTCGGTCATGCGGAACAGCGTCAGGTCCATCACGCGGCGGATGACGTACTTGCGCAGGTCGCCGAAGAGGATGGACTTGGCGTTGGCGGCCATGACCGGCACGTCGTCGTTGATGACGATGCGACGGCCCATCAGGCGGTCGGGCGCGCCGCCCGGGTTGCCCTGCTCGTAGCCGGGCACAAAGATCGGGCGGCCCTGGCTGTCCTTGATCTTGCGCACGACGCGCAGGCTGGTGTCGGCCATCATGAAGCCGACGCCCGGCGAGGCGCGGTAGGCTCGGTTGACGCTGTGCTCGAGGTCGACCAGGTCGTCGTAGATGACGCTGAGGGTCTGGCCGGTGGTGCCGGTCTTGCCCACCGCCGAGCCGGTGACGATGCCGCGCGGCTGGCCCGTGCCAGTGCCGATGGTGGCGTGCTTGTTGAGAATGCGACCCAGGCGCACGGCCAGCAGGCCCTGGATGTAGGCCTCGATGTCGAGGAAGCTGTCCTGAATCAGCTCCCAGGGCAGCGCGATCTTCTTGGACGAGTACTTGTAGACGTCCAGGGCGGTGTTGCCGAAGGTCGTTTCGCCCGTGGTGGCGGGGCCGTTCTGGCCCACGATCTCGCCCTCTTCGGCCGTGGCGTCGGCCGTGGGGAAGTTCATCTGGGCACCGCTGGCGGTGTTGATGATGCTGGCCGACTCGATCATGCCGCCGTAGGCCTTCATGGCCTCTTCCAGCGAGCGCGCGTACTCGGTGGCGACGGTGAAACCGCCTTCCGTGGTGGTGGTGGTGCTCATGGCCGCGCGGATGTCCGGCGTGAGGCGGGCCATGAGTTCCGTGCGCTGCTGGTCGGTGAGGGCCGACATGCCGCCGGTGAGGTAGCTGCGCAGGGCCTTGCTGTTGTCGCTCTGGTTGGAGGGGTCGCGCGTGGCGTCGTCGCGCACGCGGTCGAGCAGCTTGTCGGTCTGCTCGCCGGCGAGCTTGGCCATGCGGGTCTCGCGGCCGATCTCGTCGTCAATGGTTTCGATGGCAGCCAGCAGCTCGTCGAGGCGGGCGGCGTCGGCCGAGGGCATGCGCTGGTCGGCCGGGTGCTTGGCGTTGAGGTCTTGCGCTTCTTTGGCCTTGGCGTTGCGGGCCTCGCGCAGTTGAGCGAGTTTGCTCATGGGGTGCTTCCTTTCGGTGGGATGAAAAAAGCCGCCTGGGTTGCCCCGAGGCGGCTTGGGTTCGACTGCGCGAGCGCGTCAGGCGATGGGGGCGGTCAGCTGCAGGGCGCGCAGGCGCTGCTGCTGACGGGTGCGATCGGGGTCGGGTTGGACGGGGTCCGGTTGGGCGTCAGGCGCGGGCGCGGGACCTGCAGCGGGTCGCGAGACGCGCGCCAGAAAGGCGCTGAGGTTCCAGGCGGGCTTGCCGGTGCTGGCCTCGGCGGCGGTGTCGCCTGCTTCCTCGTCTTCCAGGATGCGGTCGACGAAGCCGGCGTCCAGGGCCTCCTGCGCGGTGAACCAGGTCTCGGCAGCCATCCAGTCGCTGACCTGCTGCTCGGCCTGGCCGGTGCGCTTGGCATAGGTCTGCACCAGGGTGCCGTCGATCTTGTCCAACAGGTCGGCGGTGGCCTTGAGGTCGTCGGCGTTGCCCCAGGTCCAGGTCCAGGCCTTGTGGATCATGAACATGGCGCCTTGGGCGATGACGATCTCGTCGCCCGCCATAGCCACGAAGGTGGCGGCGCTGGCGGCCAGGCCGTCGATGTGAACGACCACGCGCGCTTTGTGCTCGCGCAGGGCGGTCTCCATGGCGCGACCCGCAAAGACGCTACCGCCCGGGCTGTTGATGCGCAGATGAATGGTGCTGGCGGTGATGCCACGCAGCTCACGCACGAAGGCCTGGGCGCTGACGCCTCCCCACCACTGGGCCTCGGCGTCGGTGTCGACGATGGCGTCGTAGAGAAAGACCTCGGCTTCGTCGCTGCTCTCGGCGGCGGTCTTGATCTCGAAGCGGCGGCCGCTGGTGGCACGGTTGTCGGCCAGCAGCTGCAGCAGGCGGTTATGGCGCATCAGGCGCTCCTTCAGGGACTTGGGGCGGTTCCGGGTCGGCGCCGGCGGGCATGTCGCCCAGGTTCTCGATGGCCCGGATCTCGTTGATGGTCATCCACGGCTGCTCGCCAGCGCGGCCAAGCGCCACTCGGTAGGCCTCGTTGCGGGCCTTGAGGTCTCCGCGCTCCAGCGCCGCGGTGACGTGCTCGGCGAAGTAGCGGCTGCGCGTGGGCCAGAGCTTGTGGTTGAACTCCTGGCGGATCTGCGTGAGGTGGCCGGCCAGGGTGTAGCGGACGAAGTTGCTGCCCTGCTGCTCCATGCCGGTACCCCAGCTGCTGTTTTTTTCGGTGTGGCCGACCATGTAGGGCGGCACGCCGAAGATGCGGCAGATCTCCTCGACGCTGAAGAGCCGGGTGGCCAGGATCTCGGCATCCTTCGGGTTGATGGTCAGCTGCGCGGGCTCGAGGCCGTTGGCCAGGATGAGCGGCGCGCGGCTGCCGCTGGCGCGGCCGAGGAGCGCGCGGGCAATGAGCTCGCGCTGCTTTTCGTCGACGCTGCCGGGCGCCTTGAGCACGTAGTCGAAGGTGGCACCGTCGCGGAAGAAGCTGCCGGCCCAGCGCTGGCCGGCCAGGGACAGGCCCACGGCCTCGTGGGCGGCGTAGGTGATGGCGCTGGGGCTGGTGAGGCCGTCGTAGCCCTGGCTGGGGAGCTGGACGACGTCGGCGGGGTCGAGGATGTCGATGCTGCCGTCCGGCCGGGTGACGCGGTAGTACTTGTTCTGGCTGCGCGAGTCCCGGAAGGGGCGGCAGTGGAGTAGCGGCTGCCAGCCGATGATGCGGCTGCTGCTGATGCTGGGCCGCAGCAGCTCGGCGTAGCCGTCGCCCTCAAGGAACTTGGCGCCGATGAGGTAGGCCCAGGCGTCGGCGGCGGTCCAGTCGGCGCAGGCGCGCTCGTTGAAGAGCCAGTGGTAGTCGTGGTTGACGGGCTCGGAGCCGCTGTCGAGCCGCTCGAAGATCTTGAAGGGCAGGCTCTTGATGGCGCCGGCGATGCGGTCGATGCAGGCGTAGACGGTGGCTACGCGCAGGGCCGTGTCTTTGGTGACGGCGACGCCGGCACTGCTGAGGCTGCCCATGCCGTAGAGGGTGGCCAGGTCGCTGTAGCTGAGGTTGGTGCTGACGGCGTTCTCGCCCGAGGCTTGGGGCGTGCTGACGTCTGCACCGTGACCGAGGCGCTGGGCAGCGCCTTCGCGACCGGCCAGCCAGGCGCCGAGGACGCGGCTACTGTGGCGCGCGGTGTCGAGCTGGAGGAGTTGGGCGCTCATGCCTGGGCCTCGTTGACGTCCAGCACGTAGACGTAGTCGCCCAGCGGCGCCTCGACGGGCTTGGCGGCGCTGGCGTAGGCCATGACGGCGGCGACGGCCAGATCGATGCGGCCTGTGGCCTTGACCTTGTTGAGCTTGCGGTTGCCGGCAGGATCGGTGTCCGTCACCGCGTTGGCGCAGCACATGGTGAGGACGGGGTGACCGTTGTGCTGGAGGGTGCGGTTGAGGATGGCGGTCTCGAAGGCGTCGAGTGCGGGGCTCATGTCTTTGAAGCCCTGACCGAAGTCCAGCAGTTCTGGCAGGGTGATGCCCTCGTCTTGGGCGATCTGCTTGAAGTCGGCCATGCGCCAGCGGTCGGCGGCGATGGTCTGGACGTCGAACTCGGCGCAGATCTGGGCGACGCGCTGCAGGACGTGGCGCTTGCTGATGGCGGCGCCGGGCGTGGCTTCCAGGTGGCCGCTCTTGACCCAGCCGAGGTAGTCGACGCGGTCGCGGTCGCTGCGGTCGCGCAGGCCCTGTTCCGGCAACCAGGCCCAGGGGAGGATGCTCCAGGGTTCGCCGGGCTCAAGCGGCTCGACGAGGAGGACGAAGGCGGTGAGGTCGGTGGTGCTGGAAAGATCCAGCCCGCCATAGGCGCGACGGCCGCGCAGCTGCTCGACGCTGAAGCTGGCGCGGCAGGGGTCCCAGACATGGGCGCTGAGCCAGGGATTGAGCGCGCCGGTCCACTGGCAGAAGTTGAGGCGGCGCACGAGGGCCTCTTTGCCCGGCATTCCGATGGCTTCGGTGACTTGCTCGCGCAGGTACTGGACGCCGGGCAGGTTGGCGAGCTGGAGGCTGGGGTTGGCCTTGGGCCAGCAGGCTTCGTCACGCAGGGGGTCTTCGCCTTCGTCGAGGCCGCAGACGTAGCTGAAGAGGGCGTCGTCCTGCTCCTTGCCTTCTGCGACGGCGATGGCGCGGTCGTGGTATTGGCCGCAGGGGGTGGTGGCGCCGGCGCCGCTGTTGGTGATGATGAAGATGAGGGCCTGGCGGCGGGACTTGGTGCCGGCGCGCAGCAGCTCGACGACGGCGTTGGTCTTGTGCTCGTGGTGCTCGTCGACCAGGGCGATGTGGGGGCGCGGGCCGGATTGGCCGTCGTCGGCGCTGATGCAGCGGAAGAAGCTGCCGGTGGCCGGGTAGGCGAGGTTCCAGACTTTCTCCAGCTGGCCGCTGGGCACGAGGCGGGCGCGGAGCTCGGGGCTCTGGTCGAACATGGCGACGGCGTCGCGGAAGAGGACCATGGCCTGGTCCTTCTTGGTGGCGGCGGCGTAGATCTCGGCCCGGGCTTCGCCATCAGCGGTAAGGCCGTAGTGGCCGACGCCGGCGGCGAGCGGGGATTTGCCGCTGCCTTTGCCGGTTTCGACGTAGGCAACGCGGAAGCGGCGCACATCGCCCCGCAGCCAGCCGAAGAGGCTGCCGACGACGAAGGCCTGCCAGGGCTGGAGCTTGAACGGAAGGCCTTCAAACTGGCCACCGTTGAGGCGGAGGATCTCTTCGAAGAACTCGATGGCGCGCTGGGCGTGAGGGAGCGACCAGATGAGGCCGCGGGCCGGGCCTTGATCGAGGTCGGCCAGGTGGCGGCGGCACGCGGCTCGAACGTGCGGGCCAGCGATGAGGTCGCCGTTGAGGACGCGGTGGCAGTAGTCGGTTGTGCGGTCGGCGACGGCTGCCGGCTTGCGCTTGCCCACGGCTCCGCCCCGGCGCGTTTTGACGGGCGCCGGGCGGTCGGTGACGTGGGTCATGGCGTGAAGAAGCGGGCGGTGCCGGCCGGCTTGGCCGGGGTGTCGCCGAACAGGCCGAGCTGCGGGTCGACCATGACCTTGCTGCGGCTGGCGGGGTCCATGCCGAACTTGGCCATGAAGCCTTCAGCACGTTTGGCGAGCATCTGCTGCGCGACGAGGAGCTGGTCGAGCATCTCGGCGCCGGTCTTGGGGCTGGTGGTGATGAAGCCGTCGCCGCGCTGCTCGCGCACGTAGCGGTAGTCGGCGATGGCGTCGCAAAGCAGCTCGAAGGCGACCTTGTCAGCGACGGTGAGGACCTGGGCCTTGCGGAGCATCCAGGCCAGCTCGCGCCAGACGGCGGCGGAGCGATCGGCGAGGTGAGAGGGCGGCTCGAGATCGCTCAGGAGATCGAACTCGGGCTCCTTGTTGTTCGGTGCGCGATGACCGGGGTTGCCCTCGATAGCCTTGAGCGCGCTGGGCTTGCGAGTCCTGCCCATTTAAGCCCCCCCCTCCGATTTCGCGGTGTTGCGAACAAAGG